TGACTCTGCAATCTCTTCAAGTTCTAAGACAAGCTGTCCTTTGTCCATGTCAACATTAGCTTTATTTAGTCTTGCATCTAGACTTTTGTGTTTCTTCTCAACAGCTTGTAGTATTACTTTACCGTTTTCAGTAAAACTTGCACCATCTTTTAAGCCTAGCTCTATTAAGTTACTAACTACTTCCTCTTCGTCAGGCGTGGGTGTATACTCTAAGGTGCCAAACTTATTCGCTGTCTTTCTCTTAGCTCTTTCCTTTGCAACTTCGGTGGTCTGTAAAGGTGTTATAAGGTCATGCAGGAAAGACCTAGTAGCTTTTGTTTCAATCTTTCGACCTGTCTCATATACTTTATCACCAGCCCTACCTAAAATACCCGTACTGTTGTCGGGAACAGGCCCACGGAAAGCAGGCGGCTTTAACCACTCAGCTACGTTGATTACACCTTCGACAGATGCAGCATCGTTAGGATTCTGCGCTGCCCACTGCATATATTTATCTTTCATAAAACCCGCTGGGCCACTCAGAATCTCAATGCCCGCTCTGGTTACAGGGTTGTCAAGCAAAGGAGTCATTACGCTTTTTACGTTATTGGCCACAAACTCTTCTACTTGGTTAGGTATGAGATTAATTAAAGCGCCCTTTATGCCTACTTGTGCGCCTTCACTTACAACGGTGTTTAAAACACCTAAACCACCCTTAGCCGCTACGTTAAATAAACCTTGACCTACACTCTCCTGACCAGCCAACACTTGGCCAGCCTGTTGTTTAGCAAAACTACCGAAGTCTTCAGCAGCCTGTCCTATGTTTTGTCCAGCAACGCCTAGTTGACGTACATCTGCATCTGGAAGATCGGGAACATACTGACCAGCCGCCTGTGCCTCTGAGCGACCCCTTGCTTCAGTTTGTTGCTGAAGAAGAGGCGTAAGCTCGTTGACCACATCTAAACGCTGATCCGATATTGCCTGTGTAATTGCTGCTCTGAGTTGTTCTTCATTCATTAAAGTAATCCTTGCGCTCTTAAGTAAGCCTCAGTTTCAGGAGTCATTGTAGAACCAGTACCTACAGGTGCAACCTCTCGTTGAGCAGGGGGAGTAATGTAGAATACAGAAGTAAGGTCGGTAGGTGTTTCACCGGACACAGCGGCTAGTTTCATTACTTGATCAAGAGCGGTGTTGTTTGTCTGAATAGCGTTACGAGAAATACTTTCTTCAAGATCCAAAAGTCTAGCAATTGTTTGTGGGTCAAAAGAAGGATCAGCACCAGAAATGCCTCTTAAGAACTCAAGATCTTTGTCCGTAAATCCTTGACCACCGCCAAAGATAGGAATCATCTCTAGAACGGCGCGGCTTCTTGATGCTATTAAAGCTTTAGAAGCTGCTACGCCGTCCATGTACTTTTGAGGCAACAAACCCGTAGAGTTAAGAATAGATAAGGACTTATTAGCCCACTCAGTCCCGAATCCGGTTCTTGCACCTGACTCTAATAGGTCTCTACTTATAGCGGTAGTTTCTAAAACTTTACGCGCAACTTGAGCTGTTTTGTTAGCTTCTAAGAAAGAAGCCGTAGCGCCTGCTGTTAGCTGCTTAACAACACTGTCAGCAGAGGATATTTGTTTGGTAACTACAGGTGCAGGAGTGTACCCTAGCTCTGAAGGAGTAGCCCACCTGTCTGTTTCTTCATCATAAACTTTAGCACTAAACTCATTAACACGTCCGTATACTGTTTCACCTTCTTCATTTAAAAAGGCTTTAAGGTCAGCCTTGTCACCACGAATAACTTTAAGGAGCTCTTCAGGGGTGGTCTGGTTATAGGTGCCGCTCTGAATATCTTTAAGGATGCTTTCAGGAGCATTGTATTGACGAGCAATAGCAAGCTTACCTTTAATGCCTTTAGAAGCAAGAGTATCGGACTCTTCAATCTTTCTAATCTGTTTTGCAGCTTCCGTCATGTCACCGTTGTTACGTAACAGCTCTACCGTGTTCTCTAAACCTAACTTACCAGCCTGAGTAATTAAAGACTCTCTTCTTTTTTGCTTAGCATTGATGTCCGCATCCATCTGTGCAAACCTCGCTCTAAGAACAGGAGCAGCCTGTGGATTAACATTACCTACAATCTTAAGCATCTGGTCTCTGTCAGCTTTCTTAGTGACATCGAGCTTAGCCATCATCTGGTCAGCTTTCTCTTTTGTAGTTCTAGTGTCAGTATTGAATAAACCACCCATGCCTTGACGCATCTGTGTGCCGTACTCTTGCGCTCTTGCAACTCTTTGAGCTTGATTACCGGACGTAGCCATAGGGTCAATAGGAGCTTGGGTAATGCCTGTGAGCAAACCTGCTAAATCTGTTTGTGCCATTACACTGCACCTCCTGCTGGATTAAAGGTTGGTGGGATATACATATTGTCGTAGGGGTCGGTTTCTACATTGAACCCTCCCTGTGGCGCTGGATTAAAGCTGGCTGGAATTTCAATATTGTTAAACAATGTAGAGCTCTCTGCGCTACTATCACCACCACCAAAGAAGTCCATCAGAGTGTCAAACAAACCACCACTAAAGTCACCTGTCTTAGGGTCTCTTGAACCAGTGATTCCAGACAATAAGTTTTTTAGTTGTATTTCACGTAGATTATTAGCGTTGTCTTCACCACGGATAAAGCCCTCAAGACCTGCTGTAGAGGCTTGTGCCTGTAGTTCAGCACCTGATAACTGTCCTCTAGATGCTAACTGTGCTGGTATTTGAGAAGCACCGAACAAACCTAAAGCTTGCTGTTGTGGGTTATAACCAGCAGCTTGTAAGCCTTGACCTAACTGTAGGTTTCTAAGCTGCTCCTGACCTACTTGCTGTCTAGCACCTAGCTGTGCGTTAAGCATTGCTTCCTGTCTAGCTTTCTCATAAGCAAACTGCTCACCTGTGCCACCGTACTGTGCTTGTTGTAGACCTGCACGACCACTGGTAAACAAACCTTCCTGCATACGCATTCTAGCGCGTTCTTCTTCAGGAAGCTGTGCTGCTCTAATCTGGTTGTATAGGTCAGTAGTGGCTTGCTCTGTGCCTACTCCTAGACCACCTAACAGACCTTGTGCGCTCTCTAGGTACTGGTTCTGTCTAGCCTGCTCTTCCGGAGACAGGGTGACACCTAGGCCCCCTTCAGGTGTAGTTGTGGCTGTAGCTAAGTTACTCGTTACAGTGTAAGGTTTAAACTCAGATGCTTCAGCGGCTGTTTGACCTATCTGGCCACCGACAGCTAATCCTGCCTGTCCTGCTGCTTGAGCACCTTCAATACCTTCTTTTCCAGCGTAGTAACTACCTGCTGTACTGACTAAGTCTCTACCTAAGTCCATTAAAGACATTCTTAAATTCCTCCAATAATAAATGCAAGCAGTTCAGAGTAACGAACTCCCAGTCTAGTTTGTTCTCTACCTAACTCATCTTCCCAAGAGGAGCTAATAAACATAGCGTAGTCTCCAGCGTCAAGACCCTCTGCTGCAAAGGCAGCTTGTAAGTCCTGAGCTATAATACCAAAGTGAGTTCTAGCTTCATCGTCGTTCTCTTCTACAGAAGACTTCCAGCGGAACTTACGTAACAAGCCTTTACAGGCTACAGCTACACGAGTCTCTGCTTCAGTCAGTTCCTCTATGTCTTGCTTCTCGTTCTGGTCAGATGTCTGGATAGTGCCGTTGGTAGCGTAGATGTCATCGAATCTAGCTGATAATTTACCCAAGTCTACTAGGTTGTCGCTGTCAGCATTGGTGTCTACGTTAAATGGAGATATGTTTTTCTGAGTATAGTCTATAAAACGTAAACCTGTTGCACCTTGTCCTATACTAAAAAACCCTTGAGGACTTGCGTAGCCCGTTGTTATTTTACCTGCGGGAGCATAGTTGTTGTTCAGCTGTAGTGCTACGGCTCCAGCGGTTCCTGCTGTAGTTATTGCAACTGTGCCCGTTAGTGTTGGAGACGCTTTAGTAGCTGTCGTTAAAGTATCTGCTTTAGTAGCGATAGCTGTGCTGATGTTGTTAAACTCAGTATCAAACTCTGAACCTACTACTTTCTTAGCGGCATTGCCTGATGGAAGGTTATCCTTTGCTGTGAAGTCTGTAGTTTTTGTATAGTTAGACATTAAATAATTCTCCCAAGTAGAGCGTGTATGTCAATTGTTTGTATAGAAAAAGGTTGTGTGTTGATTGTTGTTTCAATACCTACACTGACTGAAACACCGGAACCACTTGTGTTGGTTGTAGCTTTATTCACGCTGACACCACCTGAGTATTCTGCTAAGGTGTTGTATTCGCTGACGTTAAACTGTGCAGTATTAGCAGCGCCAAAGGTGATTGATTGCTTGTTGTAGGTTCCTGAGTAGTCGTAACCCCAGTTTAAATCAAAGGATGAACCGGAGCCGCCGATAACTGTTACGTTAAACTTCTTTAGGAACTTAAGGTTTGTAGTGTTGCCCCAGTCAAGAGGATTACTAAAGTAACTCATCTTGTAAGTAGCTGCACCGTCTAGGTAGCCACCATACGAAACAAGACCGCTCTCTACTCCTATGTAAAAACCATCAGCAGCTATGTTACCAAAGCTAACAGGATTCATACTTGACCAAGTTGTTGCTCTAAACGCACCGTCCTCAAGAGGAGCCCTTACGTCAAAGCAGTATGTAGTTCCTGACGTAGGGAACGTGAGCAAGTAGAAAGCATCGAAGGCACTATAGAAAGAATGTATAGGTAGTGTCTCTGTTTTTGTCAAGTTAATTAAATCTGTACGTACATTACCACTAACATCACGTAAAGGTAAAGACTTCTCCTGTACCAGTCTACCTAAGCTCATTACGCCTCTATCCGACAGGAACAGGATGTCGTTACCTGTTGCTTGTACAGAGTCGCGCTCAATACACCCTACACCTTCAATAGTATCATGCAGCTTAAAGGCACCAGTAGTAGATACAATGTCAGCACCAGTATAGATAATAACAGAGTGGCGACCAAAGATAAGGAGAAAACCGTTATGCTCAGTCAACGCTACAATCTCATCGTAACCTGTGGGCCATACTAGTGTTAGGTCTAAGGAGCCTGAGCTACCGCCTTGCCAGTGGTTGCCGTTAAGCAGGTCAGACCAATAAACAGTATAGTTGTTACCGACTACATCAGCAATCCAGAGACGACCAAACGCAGCCAAAACTTCATTAGCAGCCGGTGAGCTATGACCACCGTTAGTTACGTTTATAAGTGTAGTGCTTCCTGCTACGCTACGCAGAGGCTCATGGCCTGACTGGTAGAAGTAAACATCGTTGTTGAATGACACTATCTTCCAGTTGTTGGCTGAGATGGTGTAACCAACAGGTAAGGTAACCTCTGTTAGTGTGGTAGTTCCCGTGAATATCTTGTTGTTACCAGCAGAGAATACTACCTTAACACCGGCAAAGCTTGTGTACTCAAACACAGCCTCAAGGCCACGGCTGCTCCCTAAGACTGTTGCTCCGTTAGTAGATACCGCTGTGTAACCTTGTCTAGCTCCGATACGACCTTGCTTATCAATCACACAGTTATCAGCAACGTCAGCAAAGTTAGGCGACATACCGATAGGAGAACCTTCTGTGTTTAAACCAAAGAAAGCAGGTGCAGATACAGCTAGATTCTGTATGCGTTGAGCCATTAGACATCCACCCACGTAGTTGCGGAAGGGAAGGCCGCTGCGTCATAAGCAACAGCGTCTGACAGTGTAGACTTAGCTATTCCGAAGAGTGTAGCTGGTGTAGTTCCACCTGTCTCACCACGTTCCTCTACAGCCATAGCGTGTGCAAACTGGACGACAGGTAAGCTAGGTACGCTAAGTGTCGAAGAGTCTGTCAACACATCGTCACCACGGTTATCCCAACGGACGTTCAAGTAGAAAGTTTTAGTCCCTTCTGTCGGAGGCCAGAAGTATACTTTTTGACTATCAGTTGTAAAGTCAAACTGAGTAGCGTAGAACTCTGGCTGTGGGCCATAAGTAGTTACTAAAAGATTATCTATGAACAAGTCTCTATAATCAGTATACTCTAACCTTTTTAAATCGGTCTTAGTGTCTATGTTCCTAACACTACGCACCTGTGTGTTTACCGTTGAATTAGGTATTGCAAGGTCAGTTAGAGATGTACCAACAGTAAGGTTCTGTTGTATGTTACCTGACCAGCTCCACGCATTCTCTACTAAACTTTTAGCGTCACTAACAAACTCACCAATAAGTTTTGAGTAGACAGTTTCATCCACTGAGCCCACCTCTGGTTCTCTTAACCTACGTAATACTTTGTTTACTGCTTCTAAGTAAGTCATAATTAAAATGTATTCCTCTCGTCAAAAGAACTAGCAAAGGGGTCATCGTATAGCCCTACTACTTCCTGTTGTTGTGCTTGTGGTGTACGTAGTAATTGTTCCACTGGGCTAATACCTATCTTAGTTTTTAACTTAAACAGGTCTTCTTTAAATATATCGTCAGTAGTACGTGTAGGGGATAGCGTAGAAGCTCCTGTAAGCATCCCTAAGCTAATGTTAGGCAAGTCTACGCTAGGTAGGTCTATGTCTGGTAACTCAACGGTTACATCTGGTGTTAGGTCATTAATTGCCTGTGCTAAGTCTTCAGCTTTATCTCCAACTACTTGGCCAACATCTTCTACAACATCGCCAGTAACTTGTGCAACATCCTCAATGACATCGCCTACAGGCTTTGCTGCGTCTTCTACAACATTTGCAAAAGGCTCTATTACATCCCCAACAGCTTGTCCTACGTCTTCGATGATACCGCCAAGAGCACTGGTAACGCTTCTTAACGGAGCAACCAGCTCACTAATAACATCCCCAAGTGGGCCGATATCATAACTATCCCAATCAAGACCGCCTAATCCACCGCCTTCTTCAATATATGTTTTTAGACCGGAAAGCATCGCCTTATCTAGTGTTTTACCGTCAGCGACCTTAGTAACGACCTGCATCAGAGCTTTTTTGGCATCGTCAGCCTGAAACATGCCTAGAAGACGGCTGTTATCTGATGAGCCCTCAAGTACTTTATTTACAGCAGCTTCGCCTAACATACCTACAACAGCAGTAGTTGCGTCTCCTGTTGCTGCGGCGTTTATCAATGCCTTTGTCTGTGTATAATTTAAACCGCCTATACCGACACCGTCAGTAGGCATGGTAGGGCCGATACCAGAGGGGCCAGCGACAGACGAGC